TCGTAGAATTCAAAAAGAAAAGAAACAACAACACGTTAAACACAAGATTATCGAAAATATGAATGTCGATATGCTTATGGACGGTGATGATGACCAGTCAGCATATGTTGATTACTTACAGAAGAATTTTCTTCCTGCTGAAGCAGTTTACAAACCCAAGAAGAAAAAGAAATCTGAACCCAAAGGACTTGAAAAATTTTATGATGATGAAGGTGAAGAGATAAATGAAGATAGCACTGATAACTGATACTCACTTTGGTGCAAGAAACGATAACATAGCATTCAACGAATACTTCTATCAGTTTTGGGAAAATACATTCTTCCCATATATTGAAAAGAATGGTATTGATACTGTTATCCACTTAGGTGATGTAATGGACAGACGAAAGTTTGTTTCCTATAAGATTGCAAAAGATTTTCGTGAGCGTTTCATTCAACGATTTGTTGATATGGGTGTAACACTACACATGATGGTGGGTAATCACGATACATTCTATAAGAACACAAACGATGTAAACTCTCTTGCAGAACTTGTTGAGGGAAGATATCCAAAGATGTTTGTATATCCAGATCCAACTACAGTGGACTTTGATGGAACACCTATTTGTTTTATTCCTTGGATTTGTGCAGAAAACTATGCAGACACGATGAATCATGTTAAGGATACCAAGGCTCAAGTTGCAATGGGACACTTAGAAATCAATGGTTTTGAAATGCACGCTGGACATTTTGCAGAAAATGGTTATAGTAAAGGATTTCTAAACAAATTTGATACTGTCTTTTCTGGTCACTTCCATAAAAAATCAGATGATGGTCATGTCTACTATTTGGGTAACACCTATCAGATGACATGGAGTGACAACGGTTGTCCTAAAGGTTTTCATGTTTTCGATACAAACACTAGAGAACTAGAAAGGATTGTCAACCCCTACACAATCTTTGAAAAAGTCTATTATGATGACTCTACAACAGATTATTCTGCCTTTGATGTCTTGACATTGAAGGATAAGTTTGTTAAAATAGTGGTAGTTAATAAAAAGGACTTTTATCAGTTCGATAGGTTTGTTGATAAAGTTCTTCATGAATCTGGTGCTCACGAGATAAAGATTGTTGAAGACTTTAGTGAACTTGATGCAGAGAATGTTGATGATGCAATCATTGAGAATGCAGAGGACAACATGACTCTGATTGAGCGTTATATTGATGAACTTGATGTTGACTTGGATAAGAAACGATTGACAAATATGATGAAGGGTCTCTATGTAGAGGCCAGTGATTTGGAGTTATAATTTGATTACCTTTAAGTATGTGCGTTGGAAGAACTTTCTTTCAACAGGGAATAACTTTACAGAAATTCAGTTGGATAGAAGTCCAACTACTTTGATCATTGGTGAGAACGGTGCTGGTAAATCCACTATTCTAGATGCATTATGTTTTGGACTGTTCAATAAACCGTTTCGTAGTATTTCTAAGTCCCAACTTGTAAACTCTGTCAATGGTGGTTCGGCCATGGTTGAAGTGTGTTTCAATGTTGGTGGAAAAGAGGTTCGTGTATGTCGTGGTATCAAACCTAATAAGTTTGAAGTCTATGTAAATGACAACATGATAAACCAAGATGCAAATGCAAGGGATTATCAGAAGTATCTAGAACAACAAATTATGGGACTCAATTATCGTTCATTTACACAGGTTGTTATTCTAGGTTCTTCTACCTTTGTTCCATTTATGCAGTTGTCTACAAAGGCACGCCGTGAGGTTGTAGAGGACATTTTAGATATTAAGATTTTCTCTTTGATGAACTTCTTACTTAAAAATAAGAACAAGGAGTTGGGTGAAGAGATTCGTAATGTTGAATATCAATATGATTTAACAAAAGAGAAGATTGCACTGCAAGAGAAGTTTATTGCAGAAGTGGTGAATAATAAGTCTGCTATTATTGCAGAGAATAAACAAAAGATTTTCGATAACAATTCGACAATTGATTGGAAAAGGGATGATATTAAAGCTCTTGAAATTGAGACAGAAGAATTGTCTCATGACTCTGAAGAGCAGTTGAAGATTGAACAGAAACTTAAAAAACTCAATAAGACTGAGGCAGCACTTCAAAACAGAAAGGCAGAACATGACCGTCAAATCAAATTTTTCCAGAACAACGATGAATGTCCGACTTGCGAACAGACAATCACAGATGCAACGAAGCAGACGCAGATTGAATCACGAACTACAAAAATCGGAGAACTTGAAACCGCTATCGGAGATATTGACCGAATGGAATCAGAAGAACAGGACAAACTCCAACTAATCTTAAACAACTTAGAAAACATTCGTAACAATGATGTTGAGATTGCAAAGATTCGTTCTTCTATTTCAGAGTTAGAAAAGTTCAATGCAAAACTTCAGAAAGATATTGAGTCCTATGAAAGAGGTTCTGTATCTGAAGAGGACAAAGAAAAGTTATCTGAACTCAAAGGACAGATTAAACTTATTGATGATCAAAAATCTAAGTTAAGTGAGGATAGGTTCTATATTGATGTTGCACGAAACCTTTTACAAGACAGTGGTATTAAAACAAAGATTGTGAAACAATACTTACCAATTATGAATAAGTTGGTAAACACATATCTCAGTTCTATGGATTTCTTTGTGAACTTTAATATTGACGAAAACTTTAACGAAACTATCAAGTCACGTTTTCGTGATGAGTTTTCTTATGCATCATTCTCTGAAGGTGAGAAGATGCGTATCGACTTAGCATTACTCTTTACATGGAGAGCAGTTGCAAAGATGAAGAATTCAACCAACACTAATCTACTCATTCTTGATGAGATATTTGATAGTTCGTTGGATGGAACAGGGACAGATGACTTCCTAAAAATTCTGAATACATTTCATGACCAGAATGTGTTTGTCATCTCACACAAACAAGATATTTTGTTTGATAAGTTCAGAAGTATTATTAAATTTGAAAAGGTCAACAATTTTTCAAGGATTGCATCATGATATACAAACTACTAGAGGCCGGTAGTCCCTCTCTAAACGTAAAACTACCAGACATTACATTTGAAGAACTTAAAGAAAAACACGACTTGACACCACAAGAATTCTTTGATAATATGAAAGGAACTATGGCCGCAATGCGTGGTATTGGACTTTCTGCAAATCAGTGTGGATTGTCTGTTCGTGCATTTGTAATGTATACAGACCTACAAAATAATACTATTGAAGTATTCTTTAATCCCAAAGTTATATGGGAGTCAGAAGATAGTGAATATTTCAGTGAAGGTTGTCTAACTTTCCCATTCCTATTCTTAAACCTAAAACGCCCTAAAACCATTGAGTTTGAATATATGGACATTAATGGTGAACAAAAGAAGGGTAAATTCACAGGATTGACTGCTCGTATCTTCCAACATGAATATGACCATATGGAAGGACGCAACTTCACAATGCTCGCCTCTAGGTTGAAATTAGAGATGGCACAGAAAAAAGCAGCAAAAAAACTCAAAAAATTAGTAAAAACCGCTTGACAAACCTGTTCTCATAACATATAATGTATATGTAAGTTGAGAAAAGGAAGTTGAGATGATTGATCCAAAATTCAAGAAACATATGGAAGATATGTGGTCTGCAACAGAAATCAATGGTGTGAAGGTTAAAGAACGCATCCTTGGTTTTGGTTCATTACCAGATATCAAATTTATTATGGAAGATGGTTCTTTCTTGTCTGCAAAGGAACTTTTTAATGCAGGCCGGTGATTGGATAACCTTGAAGGGTAAGACTCGACATGGTAAGAATCGCATTAATCAGCATGGTGAAAACTGGATGATTCGTGCGGTTTCTGTATTCCAAGGACAACCCGCTCTCATGTTACGTTCTGAGAACAGAACAGATAAAGGTGGATTTGACGGACGTTGGGTTCACATAAAAGATGATAAAAATTTTGAAATTGTTTCAAAAACATCTTGACATTGTTCTCAAAACAAGGTATTATGTATATACAAACTGAAAAAAACGGAGAATTATATTATGGCACACGAACTTGAAATCGTAAATGGACAGGCCCAGATGGCCTATGTTGGTGAACTTCCTTGGCATGGACTTGGAACTAAAGTCCCTGCTGACTTGACCCCAGACCAGTTTATGGTAACTGCTGGACTTGATTGGAAAGTCACTAAAGAGAAACTTGTAACACCACAAGGTGTTATCGTTCCTAACAAAGAGGCGTTGGTTCGCACATCAGACAACAGTGTTTTAGACGTTGTTGGAACTGGTTGGAATCCAGTGCAAAACTCAGAGGCATTTGAGTTCTTCAACGACTATGTTGTTGCTGGTGACATGGAGATGCACACCGCTGGTTCATTGAAAAATGGACAGATGGTTTGGGCTCTTGCAAAAACCAAAGAGTCTTTTGAGTTGTTCAATGGTGATCAAACAGATAACTACTTTCTGTTTACTAACCCTCACCAGTTTGGTAAATCTATCAACATTCGTATGACACCAATTCGTGTCGTATGTAACAACACTCTCACACTTTCTTTGTCAAAAGAATCTGACAAGATGGTTACTGTAAATCACCGTAAGGCATTCGACCCAGACATGGTGAAAGAACAGATGGGTATTGCTCGTGAGAAGATGGAACAATACAAATCAATGGCAGAATTCCTTGGTGGAAAACGATATACTGCCGATAACGTAATCCAATACTTCAATGAGGTATTCGGTGCGCCTGCGAAAGAAAAGGTTGACAATGTTATTCCTTTCACTTCTCGTAACGCAAAGATTGCCTACGAAAACTTGGATACACAACCTGGCGCTAACTTTGCTCAAGGTTCATGGTGGACTGCATTTAACTCAGTCACACACATGACTGACCACTTGCAAGGTCGTGAGAACGACTCTCGCTTGCAGTCTGCATGGTATGGACGTAACCGTAAGGTGAAGTTGAATGCACTTGATAAGGCACTTGAATACGCCGAGGCTGCATAAAAAAAGTTGCAAAAGGGGTTGACATTTATCCCCTTTTGCGTTATATATAATAAGGGTGCAGTTCGTAAGACGCCCTGTTGACACAAAATATATGCTTACTCTGTGTCACAAAATACGGTTTTGGTAGTTTCCGCCCAAAAAACTACCACTTTATAAATAAACGTGATACGCCTAATGGGTATCACACTGTAACTTGCTTAAAAAGGAGAAACAAAATGGTAAATACAGCTCTTACAGACCCTTTCGACAGGGTTAAAACCTACTCTATCGGATTCGATAGAATGTTTGACAGACTACTTGATGATAGTCTTGTTACAACAACAAACTACCCCCCATACAATATCGTTAAAGTTGATGACGAGCATTATGCAATTCAGATTGCAGTTGCTGGTTTCAGTAAAGATGATATTGAAATCGAAACAAAAGAAAACACTCTTGTTGTGAAAACAAAAGAGAAAGATGGAGAACTGGTAGACGATACGACTTATCTACATAAAGGTATTTCAAATCGTGCATTTACACGTTCTTTCACTATTGCTGACGATGTGGTAGTTAAGGGTGCGACCTATGAGAATGGGTTGTTAAATGTTGAACTTGAGAGAATTATCCCAGAAGAGAAGAAACCTCGTCTGATTAAAATCAAGTAAAACAATAAATGTAAGAGGGGAAAAATGTATTGACATCTTCCCCTCTTTATGATATGATATGCAATATCACATAATGTGATACTTTAAATAATGGAGATAAAATGGCTAGAAAAGCACAAACTAAAAAAGCAAAAGTTCTGAAACTTCTTTCAAGTGGTAAAAATATTACTTGGAAAACTCTAAGAACAAAATTTGATTTGACTTCCCCAAGAGCAATGATTGATACACTTAGAAATGAGGGTAATTGCATTTACACTAATACTGTAGATGGAACTACTGCTTATCGTCTAGGTGAACCATCAAAGGCGATTATCGCTGCTGGACTAAAGGCGTTTGAGGGTGATTACTCATACGAGTCTCGTTACTCTAACTAAGTCTCTACTTTGGATGGGGGGTTATCCCCCCATCATTACTATAGGATGTAAATTGTGAAAAAGATTGACTACAAATATTCAGAGGATAGAATCCTCAAAGAGTTGCAAGAGTATATTGATAAAACTTACTCTGCACATTATTCCCACAACAGATTTCAAGCAACAGAATTTATCATGGACTCGGGCCATGGAGAAGGTTTTTGTATCGGTAATATTTTAAAGTATTCCCAAAGATACGGAAAAAAGGATGGCAAGAACAGAAATGACTTGCTAAAGGTGATCCATTATGGTATAATGGCTCTACATAATCATGACACAACGGAGAATAATTGATGAAACTTAGTAATGAAACCAGAGAAGTTCTAAAGAACTTTTCAACCATTAACCAGAATCTACTGGTAAAAAATGGTAATGTGATAAACACAATGTCTGCAATGAAGAACATTGTATCGAAAGCAACTATTCCAGATACGTTCAACACAGAATTCGCAATCTATGATTTGAATGAATTCCTATCTGCACTATCTCTTTTCAAAGATCCAACTTTGGATTTTACTGATAAAGAGGTAAAACTAAAAGAAGAAGGTGGTGGTAGTTCATTGAACTATTTCTTCAGTGACCCATCTATTGTCACTGCTCCCAAAACTGAAATCACTATGCCTTCAGTTGATGTGGAGTTTACTTTCACACAGGATACTTTCAATCAAATCTTGAAGGCATCTGCTGTCCTTGGTGTGCCTGATGTGGTTCTTAAAGGAACTGCTGGGGGAACAATCGACTTAACTGTTACTGACAGAAAGAACGATACATCCAATGACTTCAGTATCACAGTTGGTGAAAACTCACCATCTGATTTCACATACTTCTTTAAGGTTGAAAACCTAAAACTTCTTTCTGGTGACTACAAGGTAGAAGTATCCTCAAAAGGTATCTCGCATTTTACTAATGTGAATAAACCAGTTGAATACTTTATTGCACTTGAAGCCGCATAATGTATCATAAACTAGTCATTAAATCACTTAATGACTCATTAATGTTACGTTAAACTAGAAGGAATATATTATGAATGATGTGATGCTTTGGGTGGAGAAATATCGTCCATCCAAAATCAGTGAGTGTATTCTTACTGATGATTTAAAAAAGACTTTCCAGACCTTTGTAGATGAAGGACATAT